GTCGTTACTGGAAACGAGGGCGAACCACAATTGATGTATGTGGATCAGCATTATATTCACGAGGTTACAAGTCCACAGGCCTTTCAAGGACTTCGTGATGCTGGACGTAAAGTTCGTCGCCCAGATCTAACTTTTGGTACGACAGACCACAACGTTCCTACAGTTGATATTTTTAACATTCGTGACCTTATTTCTAAAAACCAAATTGATACTTTGGCGAAAAACGTCGAAGAATTTGGTATTGATGCGGCTACCCACGGTACTGCTCGTCAGGGGATTGTCCATATGGTTGGTCCTGAAACAGGTCGTAGTCAACCCGGAAAATTTGTAGTTTGTGGGGATAGTCATACGGCTACGCACGGTGCCTTTGGTGCCATTGCCTTTGGTATTGGTACATCTGAGGTGGAACATGTCTTTGCGACACAATGTTTGTGGCAAGTAAAACCTAAGAAAATGAAGGTTGAATTTGTTGGTAAACCACAGCCAGGTGTTTATTCAAAAGACTTTATTCTTGCACTTATTGCACGCTATGGCGTTGATGCTGGTGTAGGATACGCGGTTGAATATTGTGGTGAAGCTATTGATGCCCTTTCAATGGATGAACGCATGACTATCTGTAACATGTCTATTGAATTTGGTGCTAAGATGGGTCTTATGAATCCAGACCAAAAAACTTATGATTATGTTGAAGGGCGTCCTTGCGCACCTAAGGGTGAGAAGTTTGAAGAAGCAGTAGCTGACTGGAAAACCTTGGTCTCAGATCCAGATGCTGAATACGATAAAGTAATCACTATTGATGTTTCAGAATTGGCACCTATGGTTACATGGGGAACTAACCCTGAAATGGGTGTTGAGTTTGATCAACCATTCCCAGAAATCAAAGACTTTAATGATGAACGTGCTTACGAGTATATGGATGTTAAGCCTGGCGAATATGCTAAAGATATCGATCTTGGCTATGTCTTTATTGGTTCTTGTACTAACGCACGTCTTAGCGACCTTGAGTTAGCTGCTAAATTCGTTAAAGGAAAACATATCGCACCAACATTGACAGCTATTGTTGTTCCAGGTTCACGTCCAGTTAAGAAAGAAGCTGAACGTCTTGGTTTGGATAAAATTTTCTTGGATGCAGGATTTGAATGGCGTGATCCAGGTTGCTCAATGTGTCTTGGTATGAACCCAGACCATGTTCCAGAAGGCGTTCACTGTGCATCTACAAGTAACCGTAACTTTGAGGGACGTCAAGGATATGGAGCTCGTACTCACCTTTGTAGTCCAGCAATGGCAGCAGCTGCGGCAATCGCTGGTAAATTTGTAGATGTACGCTATATGCCAGAAGTTCAAGCATAAGGGAGAAGATAATGGAAAAATTTACCGTCTATACAGGGAAATCAGTACCTTTGATGAATGATAACATCGATACGGACCAACTCATTCCCAAACAATTCTTGAAAGCTGTTGATAAAAAAGGCTTCGGTAAGAATTTGATGTTTGAATGGCGTTATCTTAATGATGACTACGAAGAAAATCCTGATTTCGTCTTCAATAAACCTGAGTATCGCGATGCGACTATTTTGGTTACTGGTGATAACTTTGGTTCAGGATCATCTCGTGAACACGCTGCGTGGGCATTGGAAGACTATGGTTTCCGCTGTGTTATCGCTGGATCATTTTCAGATATCCACTATAACAACGAATTGAAGAATGGTATGTTGCCAATCGTTCAACCCCTGGAAGTACGTCAAAAATTGGCTGCTCTTCCTGCAGGTGAGGAAATCACGATTGACCTTCCAAACCAAGTCATTAAATCTTCAGCAGGAGAGTTTCCATTTGATATCGATCATGAGTGGAAACGTAAATTGGTTGAAGGGCTTGACGATATTGGAATCACTCTTCAATATGAAGATTTGATTGCTGCCTATGAAAAACAACGCCCATCATATTGGCAATAAGGGACTAAGTTGTTTTTCTAAACTTTGATATTCAATCTTGCTATCAGAAGCAATGATGTGTTAGTAAAAAAATAATGATCACTTAAAAGAATGGGATAAGGACAATGTCTAAAATGTTGTTCTATCTCATTCTTTTTGTTTGAAACAGTTAATATGGTAGAGGCGTTTTTACTAGTAGCGTATGCTATAATAGAAAGATAGAAAGGAGGCCTTCATGTTTGCACAATTGGATACAAAATCCGTCTATAGTTTCATGGATAGTGTCGTAGATTTGAACAGCTACGTTGCGCGTGCCAAAGAGCTTGGCTATCAAGCCCTTGGTTTGATGGATCGTGACAATCTCTATGCTGCTTATCATTTTGCCCAGCTTGCAAGTAGAAACGGTTTACGTCCTTTGATTGGTATGGAAGCTAATCTATTTTACGAGGGAAGAAAAATTCCTTTTCGTCTATTAGCAAAAAATAATCAGGGCTATAAAAATTTGATGAAGTTGGCAACAGAGCTTTCCTCAGGACAACGTGAACTTACAGCTTTTTCGGACTATCTGAATGCTATTGCCCTCATCCTTCCGAGTGAAGACTGGGAGTCAGGGATGACACTTGGTTCAGAGGTTTTCATTGGGGTAAGGCCAGAAGATGCTGGCAAAGAGTTTGATTATCCTGTGGTTCCCTTACATACAGTGCGTTACTTTGAGAATTCAGACCGCTCGACGATTCAGATGTTGCATGCCATCTCACAAAATGTTTCCTTGTCAGAGGCCTCTATTTGTCCTATGAATCAGCTACTTTTCTCGCCTCAAGAAATGGAAAGTGCCTATAGCGATATTCCAGAGGCTTTGAACAATTTGGAGCAACTTGTTTCAGACATTACTTATCAATTTGATACAGATTTGAAGCTTCCACGTTTTAATCGAGATATGCCAGCAGTTGACCAATTAAGTCAATTAGCTCAATCTGGATTGGAGTCTAAAAAGTTAACCTCAGCAGTTTATCAGGAACGTTTAGACAAAGAATTGTCTATCATTCATCAGATGGGCTTTGATGATTATTTCTTGATTGTCTGGGATTTGTTACGCTTTGGGCGTAGCCGTGGTTATTATATGGGAATGGGACGTGGATCTGCTGCAGGAAGCTTGGTGGCCTATGTTCTTGACATTACTGGAATTGATCCCGTTAAAAATGACTTGCTTTTCGAGCGTTTCCTAAATGAAGAGCGTTATAGCATGCCTGATATTGATATCGACTTGCCTGATATCTATCGAAGCGAGTTTCTTCATTATGTTAGGGACCGTTATGGTAGTAAGCACTCTGCTCAGATTGTTACCTTTTCAACCTTTGGAGCCAAGCAGGCTATTCGAGATGTTTTTAAACGTTTTGGTGCTAAGGAATTTGAACTGTCCCAACTAAGTAAAAAGATTTCTTTTCGTGATAACTTGACCTCTGTCTATGAGAAGAATATGTCATTCAGACAGCTGATTAATCAGAGACAGGAATTTCAGAGGGCATTTGAAATTGCTAAGGCTATTGAAGGCCAGCCAAGACAAACCTCAATTCATGCTGCTGGTATAGTAATGAGTGATGATGATCTTACCAACCATATTCCACTAAAAGCTGGTGAGGATATGATGGTTACTCAGTACGATGCCTCCGCAGTCGAGGCCAATGGCTTGCTTAAGATGGATTTCTTGGGCCTCCGTAATTTGACCTTTGTTCAAAAAATGAAGGAGAAGCTTGAAGAAGAGCAGGGCATCACTATTGATATCAAATCCATTGACTTGGAAGATCCACAGACCCTAGCACTTTTTGCCAGTGGTAAGACCAAGGGGATTTTTCAGTTTGAGCAGGCGGGTGCCATAAACCTCCTTAAACGAATTAAACCTGCTAAGTTCGAAGAAGTCGTAGCGACAACCTCTCTTAACCGTCCTGGAGCTAGCGATTATACAGATAATTTCATTGCTCGTAAATACGGTAAGGAAAAAGTAGATCTCATTGATCCAGTAGTTGCACCAATTCTTGAGCCTACTTATGGCATCATGCTCTATCAGGAGCAGGTTATGCAGATTGCCCAAGTATTTGCGGGCTTTACACTCGGAAAAGCCGATTTGCTTCGTCGAGCGATGTCTAAAAAAGATGCCAATGAAATGTCCAAGATGTCCGAGGAGTTCATGGAAGGAAGTCGTCAGTTGGGACGTGACCCACAGATTGCTGAACGCCTCTTTAGTATGATGGCTAAGTTTGCGGGTTATGGCTTTAATAGAAGTCATGCCTATGCTTACTCAGCTTTGGCCTTTCAGTTAGCCTATTTCAAAACGCACTACCCACAGATATTCTATGACGTCATGTTAAATTATTCGTCAAGTGATTACATTAAGGATGCAATTGAAAATGGATTCTCCCTAGCTAGCCTCGATATTAATAGGATTCCCTATCTGGACAAGATTTCAGATGGCAAGATTGTATTAGGCCTTAAGACTATCAAAGGCTTACCAAGAGATTTTGCCCTTTGGATTATTGAGGATCGCAAACAAAATGGCAAATACATTTCTATAGAAGACTTTTTAACACGTATTCCTAGTAAATATCAGAAAGTCGATATTTTGACACCTCTCATCCAGATTGGTTTGTTTGATATTTTTGAACCAAATCGTCAGAAAATCATTGGCAATTTAAACAACCTCTTTACTTTTGTCAATGAGTTAGGAAGTTTGTTTGCAGAGTCCTCTTATTCTTGGGTTGATTATGAAGACTATAGCCAGACGGATCGTTATAATTTAGAACAGGAGTTACTAGGAGTTGGGCTTAGTCCTCATCCTTTACACCTAGCTCAAAAAATGGCCTCTCGTCCCTATCAACCAATTTCTGATTTGACGGTTAATAATAAGGCGACTGTTTTGGTTCAGCTAGAGTCCGTTCGAATTATCAGAACTAAAAAAGGTGATCAGATGGCCTTTCTGAACGTAACTGATGGGATCAATAAACTTGATGTTACTCTATTCCCAGAAACTTATTTCTATCATAAGGATAAATTAAGTGAAGGTGGTCTCTTTTATTTAGAGGGACGGACTCAAGAGCGTGACGGACGCATTCAGTTAATTTTATCAAACATGGAGGAAGCTAGTACAGAGCGTTTTTGGATCTTGCTTGAAAATCATGATAAAGACATTGAAGTTTCTCAAATCTTAGCTAAATATCCTGGAAATATTCCAGTTGTTATTCGTTATCAGGGAAGCAAGGAAACCATAGTTAGTCAACGGTTCAAAGTGTCTAAGACCGAAGAACTAAATAGAGAACTAGGTCCTTTCGTGTTGAAAACGGTTTTACGTTAAAAAAAAAACGATAAATCTTTTCAAATTTAAAGCCATTTAGAATTCTTTGTGTTATAATGAAAATGTTAAATATATAAAAGGAGTATCAGGAATAATGAAACGTATTGCTGTTTTGACTAGTGGTGGAGATGCCCCTGGTATGAACGCTGCCGCTCGCGCAGTTGTTCTCAAAGCAATTTCTGAAGGAATTGAAGTATTCGGCATTAACCGTGGATACGCTGGTATGGTTGAAGGAGATATCTTCCAACTTGATGCCAAAGGCGTAGACAACATCCTCAGCCGTGGTGGTACTTTCCTTCAGTCTGCTCGCTATCCTGAGTTTGCCCAACTTGAGGGTCAACTTAAAGGTATTGAGCAACTTAAAAAACATGGAATCGAAGGTGTAGTAGTTATTGGTGGAGATGGTTCTTACCATGGTGCTATGCGTTTGACTGAACATGGTTTCCCAGCTGTTGGTCTTCCAGGAACTATCGATAACGATATCGTTGGTACAGACTATACAATTGGTTTTGATACTGCTGTTGCAACTGCAACAGAAGCTATCGATAAGATTCAAGACACTGCTTTCAGTCACGGACGTACTTTTGTCGTTGAAGTTATGGGACGTAACGCTGGTGATATCGCTCTTTGGGCTGGTATTGCTTCTGGTGCAGACCAAATTATCGTACCTGAAGAAGAGTACGACATCAACGAAGTTGTCCGTAAAGTTAAAGAAGGTTACGAATCAGGTGCTAAAACTCACCACGTAATCGTACTTGCTGAAGGTGTTATGGGTGCTGAAGAATTTGCAGCTAAAATGAAAGAAGCTGGAGATACTTCAGATCTTCGTGCAACAAACATTGGACACGTGGTTCGTGGTGGTTCACCAACTGCGCGTGACCGTGTTCTTGCTTCATGGATGGGTGCACATGCGGTTGACCTCCTTAAACAAGGTATTGGTGGTGTAGCTGTTGGTATCCACAATGAAGAGCTTGTTGAAAGCCCAATCCTTGGTACAGCAGAAGAAGGCGCTTTGTTCAGTCTTACTGAAGACGGTAAAATTATCGTTAATAATCCACACAGAGCTCGTCTTGACTTTGCAGATCTTAACCGTTCATTGTCTAACTTGAGCTAATCTCAGTTACTTAAATTATTGTTAATCCGTCGCTAAGGCGACAAAAAATATAAGGGAGTTTTTATTTATCATGAATAAACGTGTAAAAATCGTTGCAACACTTGGTCCTGCGGTTGAAATCCGTGGCGGCAAAAAATTTGGTGAAGATGGTTACTGGGGTGAAAAACTTGACCGCGAAGCATCTGCTAAAAACATTGC